AGACAAAGATATATCATAGCCATTATTGACTTCACGATTTGGTATGTCTGCTTTCTTAATTCCTTTCGAGTTTTTATTGAAAAGAACTTCCTCTAATATGAGAGGTATAGAGGATTTACCTGTACCGTTAGTACCAACTAATTGTGTTACTATACTTTCGGTTAAATCTAACTCATTGTCTGCTCCATAACTGAAACAATTACTCCACTGCAACTTCTTTAGCGTAATCACTAAACACTCCTAAAATATTTTTAACTTTATCTTCGTTCAACTCTAATATATAACTTAAATACTCATTAAGTTCTTCTTCCATTGACATCTCTTTATCTAATACTAAAGTTGCTTCTGTTTTTCTTTTTATGACTTTTTTATCAAGTAACTCACTATTTTTGATATTACTTAAATCTGATACATCACCTTCTATTTCATAGATAGTATGGTGAAAGTCTGTTTGTACCATTTCATCTTCGCTTACTACTGTTTTTCTTAATAGCTGAGGAAGGTCAAATTGATGCCATGTCCAACTCCAATCTTCATCAAAATGATGAGTTTGGTTGTCTATAAGTAGATATCCTGTTTTTACTAAGTTTCTATGAAAACTTGTAGTCATAGGACTACCAGGGTATATTATATTCTTTTGTGTATTTTCATGTGAGTGTAAGTCTCCTGCAAATACATACTTGAATTTATCAAATCTATCTAAGTCTACTTCAGGCTGTACGTGAGGAGGTATTTCACCACGAACATGAGTAAAAAGATAATAGGCATCTAACATTTCTATGCTTTTCTTTTTGTGTAAATCAGCATAAGGTAATATTGCCCAATCATCTTCATAATAAGTTTCATCTATAACTTCTACAAGTGGGTTAATACTTGTAGTTGCTTTTTTTAAGTTTGTAAAGAAAGTTTTATTTTTACGAGTAGCTTCATGATTTCCATCAAAAATAATCGTTCTCTTACTAACGCCCTTTACAAAGTCAAAGTAAAGACTCAGTTCATCCATGGTAGGGACTCGATCAAACAAGTCCCCTCCAATGATGTGCAGATCAATTCTATCACATTTTTCAATCTCTTGAATTTGCTCAAAGAACATTTTATAGCGAGCGCATGCCCATGCCATAGGTACGTTCTTCTGCCCTAATTTAATATGCCAATCTGCTGTGAATAATATCATCCTACAAACTCGTCCCCAGGTGTCCATTCACACCCTGTAAGACCACCAGCTTTGATTGCTTGTAAAGTTCTAAGAACTTCTTTAGCGTTTCTGCCAGTATCAAGTGCATTAACACTTACGTGTTGCACTATATCGTTTCTATCTATGATATATGTAGCTCTATAACATACTCCTGCTTCCTCATTCACTATTCCTAATTTATGAGATAAGCCTAAGCCACAGTCTGCTGCTAAAGAGTGTTGTATATTGCCTATGATTTCATTATCTTGTTTCCAAGCTAACTTACAGAACTCATTATCACCGCTTATACCAATTACATTTGCTTCATCTACTAACATATCCATTCCCGCAATCTCTGTTGGGCATATGAAAGTGAAGTCCTTTGGGTAGAAGTATACTACTGTATACTGTCTTTTTAAAGGCTCATACTGTTCTGTAACTGATACCTCTACAAAGTTATTGTCTTTGTCGACTCCCTGCAAAGTAAATGCAGGAAATTTTTGTCCTACTGTAATCATGATTCTCCTTATTTAATGTCAAATTCGTCACTGATTGATTCATCAGGAGTTGAATTATCTGCCCCTTCTCTTAATCTATCGAGAAGCTCTTTCTGTGCGTCTGGAGTTGGTCTTGTTAAGATTTCATCCATAGACTTAAGGTCTTTAACTAATTCTTGTTCGTCTTCAGTTAAAGCTCTTGGTTTGCATTTTAATGCCTGTAGTTGGTACTCAACATTGTAAGCCATCGGTCCTGTTTTAACTCTTTTAAAGCATACATCCCACCCTGTTTCAGGGTCAGTTGGGTCTCCGAGGTCTTCCGCGGCTACCATTACTTGTTCCAGTAGTTTCTTCTTAAGATTTAAGACTTTGACTTTACCATCATGAATACATTGGATTGCATAAGACCATCCGCATTTAAGCTCTGGATGATATTCTCTTACCCAATCTTTCTCTACATTGGTAAATGCTTCAGTGTTTCTGTCGAATGACAAACACTCGAAAGGTAAATTCTTTCCGTTTTCACCTTTTAGCCAGTATACATATCTTGGTAACATGTCACCGACCATTCTTATTTTATTATCGCCTTCTACATATTGGTAGCTATCGATTTTGTTCTTTTGGGCTTCGCCCTTGGCTTGATTAAAACTTATTGCCATTTTATTTCTCCTTTATTGATTTCTTCAAACTTGAAGTGAATTCTATCCTCTTCAATCCAAAGTAATCTGTTGCTTTCTATTATGTCCTTCTTGCCTGTAAAGTATAGAAGGTCTAGAGTGGTATCTTTCGTTTTTTGATACTCAAAATAGTTGCGTAGTGACGCGATACCTGCGTACTGTGCAATCTCGCTATCCGAGTATCTCCTTCTTTGAATAAACAACGGCTCAGGGTTAACAAGGAAACTATGCCCATGAAAACTCTTTTGCCAGAACTTGAATATTCTGTCGTGCCTATTAACTGGAGGCAGTTTATAAGTAAGTATATGGAGTATTGTTAAAATATCATTAACACTTCCATTGCTTTCTTTTTTTATCTTTTTCCAATTATAGAATAACATATTATATCAAAAATCTAACCTTTTGTCAAGAACTATTTTTCAGTCCTATAAGTAGGAAACTTCGTACCCTTGTTTCATGTAATAACCCATTCTCGCACCTGCCTGCTTTCTAGCTGTGCGACCTTCAAGGTGTATGTCCACAATAACTGGTTGAGGTTTACCTTCGTTTAATCTTATAACTCTACCAATTAACTGTGTCAGTAGAGGCTCGTTGTTTATTGGTGTTCCTAAAATCAGACAGCTAAGACAATCTACTGAAATACCTTCCGAAAATATACTTTGTGTTCCAAAGAGTATATCTTTTGTAGTAAATATTTCTTTAATCATCTCGCCTCTCTCTTCGTGAGGAACGTCTCCTGTAACGCAAATTGCGTTATCTCCTACTAGTGCTGAGCTTCTCTTCAGAAAGTCAACTCTGTCACTTACTACTAAGACCTTATGGCCTTTCGCAGCGTAACCTGCAGCCAGTACTGCACATATGTTTTGGTACTCCCAATCATACGCTAATTCGTTGATTCGAGTTGCCCACGCAATGTTCGCTCCATCCATAAAACGAATACCACTTTTTACTATTTCTACGCGTGGTGTCAAATAGTTTTCTTTTGGTGGTTTATATACTGTGTTTGAGAAGTAGTCTCTAAATACAACATGTCTTCCATCCTTACGTTGCATTGTCCCTGTCAGACCGATCTTATGACGAGCCCTGTTAGAGTCAATAATGCGTGTAAAAGTTGGACTTGATACATGGTGCATTTCATCCAATATAATAGTACCGAACTCTTTTGCGATTTTTTCCTGATTTCGATACAAAGTTTGCACGTTGCCAATGACAATATCCTTATCGATTTCAAATCTACCCGAACCTATCACACCCGCCGAGACCCCGAAGACTTTCTTACACTCTTTTTCCCACTGCGACCGTAAGGCTACAGTATGAGTAACAATAAGCGTTTTCTGTTTTAGCTTATTTGCGATAGCTAAAGCTGTAAATGTCTTTCCCCAACTGACCCAAGCGTTAATTATAGCACTGCCTTGAATGTCGTCATATACCGACTGCTGGGAATCACGTAAAGTAAACTTAAAGTCATAACCTTCTATTGGCACATCATTTCGCTTATCAACTATCTCGTAGTCATTTGGTATCAAATCCGTTCTTCCGATAGGTATAGTAACTAAACCTGCTCGGATTATGCCCATATTCTTTATAACGATAGGTGGGTCTGTTGGACGTCTTGGCGGTATACTATAGGTAAGTTCTTCATCAAGCTTTGCCTGATAAGTTGCACTTACTTCTATGAATATCCTGTTACTGAGGACTGCTTTCATTAAGCTCTTCTTCTGTCACACAATGCTCAATTCCATGGTAAGTATAATAGCACTTTAAAGTTACTACTTCACCTTGCCCATTATCGTCCCAGTGTCTAATTACGTTTGCTATGATAAAGCAACAAGCAACAAGGTTGAGTAGCACAATAAAACTCCTAAGGATAGCCACAAAATCCGCTTCCCTGTCATATCCTACTTTCTCCCCTAATGATTTTGCCCATAATCTCCATAAATTCATTCTAAACCCCTTAATAATTCTAATAATTCTTGTACTGTTGCGAGGTCTTGCTCGTTATCAGTATCTATTTCTATTTTTATTTTCATACTTTTCTCCAAGTATCTTTTTTCTTAATTTCTGAAAGTTCGTACAAGTAAGAGGGTATATCTTTTATGTACAGAACTCCTGCGTATTTTTGTGTTGGCTCGGGAGGTCTTTTTAGTTCAAAAGGAAAAGGTACATTCTCTACATATATCAATGTCATTATATCTTTTTCTATTACTTTTGTTATTCTTCGGTAGTACAGTTTTGCTGTCGTACTTTTCTCATAGCGAAAAAAATTTCCATTTGAATCTACAAAGAACTTCCTTCTATGCCTTGATAAGTCCACAAAGTTATCTATCATATGTCTTAATTCATATAAATTTTTATGTGGTGTATTTAATCTGCGTTGACCTATTGTGTAGCCAGAAACATTAGTATCGTCTACAACTGCTCCTTCGCACCACAATATGCCATCTAATTTTTGTACTTCGTCTGTGTGTATTACATAGACTGGAAACTCAACATCACTCAGATTCATACTTTGCCTTGAACTTCCCTAAAGAGTAATCTTCATCTACGTCAAAGTCACAACCAATCGGACAACCTGGTATTGAGATACCTCGGTCTTTCTCAATACAGTTTTGTACTATTTCCATATATTCATCAACATCTTCTTCTTTCACTTCTGCAAGAATTGAGTCATGAACTAGAGCAAAGATTCTCATATCTTTCGTCTTATTTCGTTTGATAATTTCATTGTGGGTATCTATAGCACCAAGAAGATTGACATCGGAAGCAATTGACTGTACTAGAAAGTTGATTCCTGACCTCACTTCGTGAGAAGCGATTCCTTTATCTGTAGAGAATACATTAGGGAGTCGTCTCTTTCTTCCGAAATGGCTATAAATAAATCCATTGTCTTGTATAAACTGCTTCTGATTGTCTAACCATTTCTTGAGTCCTGCAAACTGTTCAAAGTAATCTTTGATAACACCACTTGCTTCACTCATACTAAAATAAGTACCTGAGTCTTTTGTGACTTGTTCACTAATCTTCTTTGGTCCAGCTCCATACATAATACCAAAGGTAACAGCTTTTGCCATCTGTCTTTGCGTACTGTATAGTTCTGCAACTTCATCAACTTCACAAGGAAGGTCAAAGACTATCTTTGCAATGTTGGAGTGAAAGTTTCCTCCAGACTTAAATACATTCATAAGATTCTTGTCGTTTGCAAGCACAGCCGCGCAATATACTTCTGCTGTTGTTAAGTCCATTGCAACTATTTTGTTGCCTGGTGCAGCCTTGATACATCCTTTTACGATTGGATTGTCTCTTGGAATCTGTTGCATATTCATTTTACCACTAGATGAGAGTCTTCCAGATGTTGTTCCGTGAAGGTTGAAACCTGTACGAAGTCTGCTGTCTCTATCAAGCTGTGGATAAATTTTATCAAGATATGTACTCTTAATCTTAACTTTCTGTCTTATATCAAGCACTAATTGTGGTACTTCATGCTTTTCGGCTAACTCTTTGAGTACTTCCGCATCAGTACTGTCCGCACCCGTGCCGGTCTTCTTACCTGTTGGCTCTAGTCCAATATAATCAAACAGTAGTGAACGAAGTTGCATTGTACTGTTTGGATTGAAGTCTTTTCCTGTAATCTCTTCAAACTTCTTAATTTCAGGATAAGTATATAATGAGGCTATTGCTTCATCAATCTGTTCCTGCATAAGTACAGAAGACTTCTCTAATCTCGCCCTATCAAAAGGCACTCCAATGTCTTGTATATCAGTTAAGAATCTACAGCCAGGTATAAGTATATCTCTGTATACACCATACAATCTATCATTTGTAAGTAAAGGTTTTTCAAACTTTTGGAAAAGAAGAAAAGTACATACTGCGTCAAGAGCTGCATAGTCTTTCATAATATCAAATGGAATCATGTCCCAAGTAAATTGATTCTTGAGTATTCCATTTCTGCGACAATAATCTGCCATCCAATCATACATTGGTTTCTCATAGTCTCCATAAGGAGTATATTTGAGAGATAATTGTTTTAGGCCGTGAGTGCCTGGATTTTCGTCTAACATATAATGCAGTAACATAGTATCTTCGAATCTTGGAAACTTAAAGTTAAAGTGATACTCAAAGAACGCCAAGTCAAACTTAGCATTGTGAAATACTACGCGCTTTTTAGTAAACAATTCTTGTAAGAGTTCTTCTACTTCTTCGTCTACGCACTCTGTATCAATATAAGCACCGTGGTCGGGCTCATATGAGATGCTCATACCAAGTATATGTCCATCTCTTGGATATAGTCCTGTTGTCTCAGAGTCAAGTGCAATAAAATCATATGGAGCATCTATTGCTTTCTTAATAAAAGATATGAACTCCTTAGTTTCTGTTATGCCATATGCTTTATCAGAACCAAGTTTCATAACTTTAAGTTCTCCTTTTACATACTTGCTTATATTTGTTACTGAATCTTCCCAAGTCTTTTTAGCTTCTGGTTTGAAAGCTAACATCGCTGGGTTTATTACTGGTAGAAACTTGTCATCTATAACTCTACCACTGTATTCTGTTACTGAGCTTTGTTTTGTATAATACTTTAAACACTCTGACCCAATAAGTATTACCCAATCGTAATCATCAACATTGATGTCAATATCACAATCTCGTTTTAGTACTTTCTTTATTGTTGGGTCTGAGCATAGTTGAAATTGCTCAAAATCAAACTGATTATCAAATAATCTTACATAGTCATTACGACTAGGTTTACTTTCTATTAATGCTATCTTAGCCATATAATTGTTCCTTTAATTCTTTTACTTTGTTTTTTGTTAATGCCCCTGCGTCCCCTAATGCTTTTGGTAATGTAATGTTTTTATGTAGTATCTCTGCTATGTCGCACATCTCAATCACTCTATGCGCTGCATCTTGTCCTGCATCATCAGGGTCGAATAATAAATCTATACCCGATACTCCACTCATTTTTAATAATTTTAGTTTTTCTATATCTATGTTTCTTGTACCAAAACAACAAACACTGTTTTCAAGCCCCTTATCATGTAGATTGAGTACATCAAATATACCTTCTACTAATATGACTCTACCCTTTATAGGGCGGACTCGAGCAGGAAATAGTGGTAACACAGCTTTTGGGGGATGTATAATATATTTTACTATATCTGTAGGTGATTGACTCCTACAATTAAATGCTACTATTTTTCCTGTCAAGTCCTTAATCGGGAAGGAGAGTCTACCTGTGAACGGTTTGTCTGGATGCACGAAGCAGTCAAACCTTTTATATGTGTCAGGTGAGATTTCTCTCCAATTGCCTACGTACGGCATAAAGTTGGCAGGCATCTTCAAACCTATGGAAGATGATCGTACTTCTTCTATTTTTCTTCTAACCTTTTCTCTTCTTATATCTAAAGGATTAGAAGGTGCATCGAAATGAACAAAGATGTTCCCCTTGTATCCACAGGAGAAGCAATTATATACTCCTGTTATTCTATCAATTCTCATACTTGGGTTGCCATCATCATGTTCAGGGTTCAGACACGAGACAATACAATCTGCTGGAGATAACTTGTATTGTATCTTTCTTTCTTGTAATAGTTCTTCAACTGTCATAGTTTATCCCCATTCCAGTCTATCCAATCTTCTACTTGTTTTAATCTCATACTTTCTTCATATATGAGTCTAAATTGTTCTCTTGTAGGCATTTCTACTATAATAGGTAATTTTCTTATGAATTTACCATACGCTTCACTTAATTGTTTTTCTGTATATAATATCATAGGTCGTCTACATCTTCTCCAGTTTTCATACTATTGGATATATCCTCTTTGTCTTTAGGATTTATTTGTGATTGAGGTCCGATTTTAAGTGTTTCCCAATCAATAACACTACTAAAACTTTTCATAACATTACTACGCATCTTAGTGCAATTGAATGTCATGCAGTTATCTTCTTGTTCCCATGTTTCTAAAGAGTAAGCCGCATCTGCAGCATCAAGTATACCTTTTGCAAACCTTGCCTCTCCACTTGCATCAGTTTGATAAGGTGCAAAAAACATAGTCTCATACTCCTGTGCATATAACTTCATTTTCTTACTTACTTCTATTTGTTCTGTCCAATCATATTGTCCAGATCGACTTGGTGCATTGTGGCGCTTCACTTGGTTCAAGTAATCAACTATTACAACTCCTATGTCAAGTTGGTTGACTTTTTTGTCAAGCTCTGACTGTATCTTGGAGAGAGTTAGTGCAGGGTCATAGATTACATCTATTTGCCTATCTTTGTGTAGCTGTAATTTTGTTAGTTTATCATGAAATGCCTCAAAGTCACGAGTTTTCTCGAACTCTGGTAGTAATTCATGCCCACCATCAAAACGTCCAGCCCACCAGCCAGCAACTGCTGTCCACTCAGAACCACTTAGCATTTTGCTACGCAGTCTTTTGAGTGGGACACGAGTTGCAACAGAGCATATTCTTTGTAGTATAGAACGACTATCCATCTCAATAGTGAAATAAATAGCCGAACGACCACTTTCATATACGTTAGCTGCTAGGTTACAACAGGTAACTGATTTACCTGAACCACGTCTGCCTCCCACAAGCACCAAATCTTTGGGAGAGAACTGAATTTCCGAATCATATTCAGAATTGAGTCCTAAAGGTAAATACTTAGATAGTTCTTTGTCATCTTCAAACAAAGAGATTTTTTCCATACTCTCTGCTGGTGGTTTGACATCTACCGATTCACTTACCTTTAATACTATTTCCTGTAATTGTTCTATGTTTTCTTCAGCTGTAGCCATTGCTACTGTGTTATCTATATACTTATCAAGTTGGTCTAAGATTTCTACTTGTGCATACTCATTCTTGAGATAGTCAAGTAAAAGCCACGCGTCTACCTCGACATCTACTGATTCGATTGCGAATATTTTTTCTTGTAGTTTTCTGTCACGGACTTCGTAACGTAGGTCCTCGAACTGAGGTAGGTCTTGGTATTGGTCTATGTGTTTGTCGAGTATCTTAAAGACTGATTGAAAATCACCAGGTAGGTAATGTTCCTTGAGGTTAGACCAAGTATCTAAATCTTTCTGTACTATAATTTGCTTTAGTAACGCACTCGCAATATTCAAACTAACTCTCCCAAGTATATAAAAAATGGGCAGGGACTACGTCCCCACCCGACTAAATGCAAGAAATATTAACCTATTTCTTTTTTAGCAGCGCCGTTGTAATCGGAACATGTTAGACCTCTTCTGGTCAACATTGTTTTAACTCCTCTTACTGTTTTGCCGATTGAATCAGCGATTTCTTCGACAGTCATGCCAGAGATATCGATGTCAGCTAAAACGTCAGCTTTGCTTGAACCTTTAGTTTCTTTCTGCTTAGGAATCGCGTTGATTTCACCACTTCTTAGTAAAGATAAAGCTTTACCTCTGATTGAGTTTACTGATTTGCCTAATGCATCAGCGATTTCTTCTACGAAGCTTCCGCCGTTTACCATTTCAACAAATGTTCCTTCTTCTTCAGGAGTATAAGTTCTAACTGTTTCTACTTTAGGAGCTGGTTTAACGTGGTCTGTAAGTTCCATAGAAAGAATCTTTCCTTGGATTGACTTAGCAGAAAAGTTTCCGCCCTCGAAGTGTGATGCAATTTCTGCATAAGTGTAAGAACCACTGTTATCATTTACAAATGCTGATAAAGTAGCTTCTTGGTCTTCTGAGAAAGACTTAGTTGCTGAAGCAGAAGCTAGTTCTACGTCATAACCCATCTTTCTTAGTTTGCTAGAAACTGATCTTGTAGATGTTTCTAACTGCTCAGCTGCTTCCGCAACCATAGCTTGAGATATCGGGCTCTCATTGCCCACGAAAGAAGTTAACTCTGAAGTTCTTTCGTCTGTCCATTTTGGTAATGCCATTTTTATTGTTCCTCTAAAATGTCTTTTATGTTATTAATAATTGTTATACCCATTGTCTCTGCTTTCTTAGTTTTAGCACTTGCTATTCCACTCTCATTAACTAGGATTGTGACATCCTTTGTGAGATTATCCTTTACTGCATAGCCGTTTTTCTCTAATATTTGCTTGGCGGCTGCTTTGGTAGGATAGCTTATTAGCTTACCTGAAATACAAACTGTTCCCATAGTGTTCTCATAACTGACTTTAGTCCGTTTCTCACACATAAAAGAGAATGGTAGCTCGTAGTATTTTTCAAAGTGGAAAGTATTTACTAACCAATCAAGAAGGTTCGACGCCGCTTTAGGGCCCAGACCTGCCTCTGCACATGTCTCTGGGGTTATCTCATGTATTGATGAGATGTGTTTTGCTAACTTTTGAGTGGCACTTGAGCCTATCAGCGGTATCGAAAAAGCTGGAAGTAAAACTGTTAGGTCATTACTCTTCGATTTATTAATTTCTTGAAAGAGTTTAGTTCCCAGTTTTTCTGAATCCAATGTTGAACATATATCCTCTTGGGTGAGAGAATATATATCATGATAATCTATAAGACCTAGCCTATCTATGGTAGAAGGGCCAAGTCCTTTTATCTTTAACGTCTTTGCAAAGTGTTCAACGCGCTTTGCTGACTGAGCGGGACAAAGTTTATTACGACAGAATAATTGGTCATTAACAAGTTCTAACACGCTTGAGCATGTTGGACAACTTGTCGGTGGTATTATCTCTGTCATTTCTTCTT